TAGCTATACAAATAGCGACAGATGGTGGTACATTCCAAGCAGCTAAATGGTTAGCTGACACAGGGTGGGAAAAACGTATTGCTGGTAGACCTAGCAAGGAAGACGTAGAGAGTGAGCTTAAAAAGCAAACTAGGGAGTCTGATGACTTCGGAGCTGACATACTACGAATGGTTAAATAGGAGTTAATATGAGCAAGACTTGGTTAGAAGATGCTAAGGTTAAGCTTAGAAACATGCCTAAGGAAGCAAAGGAGATGAGGGAGTTAGCAATAACAGACCTCCCTACCTTTGCCCAATTGGTAAACAAAGGCTATATGTATGGTCAGATTCACATGGATATATTCAAGTGGATGCAAGACTACTCCCTATATGGGCAAGGAGACCAGCTAACAGCTAACAAGCTTATCATGCTACCTCGTGCTCATTTAAAGAGCCACATGGTTGCTACATGGTGTGCATGGATGATTACAAGACATCCAGAGATAACAATCTTGTACGTATCTGCTACAGCAGAACTAGCTGAAACTCAGTTATTTGCTGTACAGAATATTTTGGCTAGTAGCGTGTATTGCAGGTTCTTCCCAGAGTATATCAATCCGCAAGAGGGTAAACGTGAAAGATGGTCACAGCGCAAGATGAGCGTTGACCACGAGAGAAGACGTAAAGAGGGCATACGTGATGCTACTATATCTACAGCAGGTCTTACTACCAACACAACTGGTTGGCATGCTGATGTAGTTGTAGCAGACGATTTGGTAGTACCAGAGAATGCCTATACTGAAGACGGGCGAGAGAGCGTCAGTAAGAAGTCTTCTCAGTTCACATCAATCCGAAATGCTGGTGGGTTTACTATGGCCTGCGGTACGCGCTACCATCCATCCGATATATACCAAGTATGGAGGGACCAGAAGTTTGAAGAGTTTGATGAAGACTTCAACATTGTTGGTTTCTCTCCTGTTTGGGAGGTAAAGGAGTATAAGGTAGAAGAGGACATGATATTCTCTTGGCCTCGTGCTATGAGAGCAGATGGTAAGTCCTTTGGCTTTGACCCTGCTATATTAGCTCGTACCAAAGCAGAGTATTCAGATAAAGCACAGTTCTACTCACAGTATTACAATGACCCGAATGATAAAGGCTCTAACCGTATCAATCGAGATAGATTTATATATGGTGACAGGAAACACTTAAAAGAACAAGGCGGTAAATGGGAATACAAAGGTAATAAACTTAATGTGTATGCCTCTATAGATTTTGCATTCTCTCTTAACAAGAAAGCGGATTATACTGCTGTTGTTGTTATAGGTGTTGATTGTGATAATAGGGTTTATGTACTAGACATAGATAGGTTTAAAACTGATAAGATTAACTCCTACTTTAAATCAATATCTGAACTGCATTCCAAATGGAGCTTTAAGAAGCTCAGGGCTGAGGTTACAGTAGCTCAGGCAGTGATTGCTAGGGATTTAAAAGATAGGGTGCGAGAGGAGGGTCTAAGGCTCTCTATTGATGAGTATAGACCCTCTCGGCACGAAGGACGTAAAGAAGAACGTATTGCTGCCGCATTAGAGCATAGATATGAGAACCAAGACATGATTCACTTTAAAGGTGGGTACACTGAAATCTTGGAAGAGGAACTTGTTCTTTCTAGACCAGCGCACGATGATGTTAAAGATGCTTTAGCTTCTGCTGTTGAAATAGCAATTAAACCTAAATCACTACGTAACAGGGATGAGTTCTTGTCTAATGTAGTTAATATAAGAAAGAACCGCTTTGGAGGCGTATAATGGCAAACTCTGTTGCTGAAATAAGAAAAGTACTAACTGGTGACCAAGAATCTAGTCATATTGCAGAAATGTGGACAAGATATAAAGACCAGATGAGAACACGTATTGATTTGTGGAATGAACAACGTAACTACATCTTTGCTACAGATACAACTACAACTACTAACTCAAGCTTACCTTGGAGTAATACAACTACTCTACCAAAGCTATGTCAGATACGAGATAACTTACACTCTAACTATTTAAGTGCTTTGTTTCCTAATGACAACTGGATGAAGTGGGAAGCTCACAGTAGTGATGCTGCTAAAATATCTAAAGCTAATGTCATTACTAACTACATGAGTAACAAGGTTAGAGGTGGTAAATTTAGAAAGGAAGTGTCTAAGTTATTGTATGATTACATTGACTATGGTAATGCCTTCGTAACAGCCGAATTTCAGGCTCAAATTACTGGAGAGGGGTCAGAGGTAGTCTCTCAGTTTATAGGCCCTAAAGCGAGGCGTATAAGCCCCTTAGACGTGGTGTTTAATCCACTAGCAGATGAGTTTGAATCAAGCTGGAAAATTATCCGTTCTATTGTAACTCTAGGTGAGTTAAAAGTTATGGCAGAAGATATGCCAGACAACCAATACCTTGCAGATATATTAGAGAAGCGTAAAGAACTTTCTAAGTTATCTAAGTATGGTGGCTACTCTATCGAAGATTGGGACAAAGCTTCTGGCTTCCAAGTAGATGGCTTTGGTAATATGAAAGAGTATTACGAGTCTAGCTATGTAGAGATTCTAGAATTCTGGGGTGACTTACACAACACAGCTACAGGTGAACTAGAACGTAACATGGTTATGACTGTTGCAGACCGTTCTATGGTTCTACGTAAAACTAAGATGCCTAGCTACTTAAAGACAGCTCCTATACATCATGTAGGTTGGAGATTACGTCCTGATAACTTATGGGCTATGGGTCCATTAGAGAACTTGGTTGGTATGCAATACCGTATAGACCACTTAGAGAACTCTAGTGCTGATGCTTTAGACTTAGCTATTAACCCACCAATAGTAATTTCTGGTGAGGTTGAAGAGTTTAACTATGGTCCTAACTCAGAGATACACATAGATGAGGGTGGAGGGGTCACAGAGCTTGGTAAAAACTTAGGTGCGGTCATTACAGCAGATAATGATATTGCGGGCTTAGAGAGGCGTATGGAGTCCTTTGCTGGTGCTCCTAGTGAAGCTATGGGTATTCGTACCGCTGGTGAGAAGACAGCCTTTGAAGTTCAGCAATTACAGAATGCCGCAGGACGTATATTCCAAGAGAAGATTACTTCTTTTGAGACTGAGTTACTAGAGCCACTATTAAACTCTATGTTAGAAGTCTCAGTACGTAATATGCAGGTGGTTGATGTAGTACGCTCAGTAGATACTGACAGTGGTGTTGTGGAGTTCCAGAACATTACTAAAGAAGACTTACAAGCTAATGGTGTTATCAGACCAGTGGGTGCTAGACACTTTGCTGCTCAAGCACAGTTAATGCAGAACTTAACGCAATTGTATTCTTCTCCTATAGGTCAGATGGTTGCACCACATACATCTAGTAAAAAGATGGCTGAGGTTGTAGAGAACTTACTAGGTCTTGATAGATACGACTTGTTTAAGTCTAACATTGCTATACAAGAGCAACAAGAGACACAGGGTATGGTTAACCAAGCAGAAGAAGATTTAGCTGTAGAGGCTGAGGTAGGGCTTAATAATGAAGAACAGTTGGTGTAGTGGTTTAGAACCAGACGCTAAGAAACAGATGAAGGACTACTTTAATAGTAGTCCCATTCTTAGAGAACGATTAGCGTATATAATTAACAGTAAAATTAAGACTAGAAACAGTAGTAGTATAGCCTTGGAGGAATTTGATAATCCTTCTTGGGCTTACAAACAAGCAGACAAGAATGGGTACGAAAGAGCCCTATTAGAAATAATTGAATTAATTTCATAAATTTAAGTGACAAAACGTAAAAATAAAGGTATTATTAGTATAAGGTTTATTTAGATAGCTTTCCTTTCTCTCTAAAAGAAAGCGTTTAATTTAATTCACTACGTAGTAGATATAAGGAAGAACATGTCTATATTTGAAAAAGAAGAAACACAAGAAAATAAGTCAACTAGCCAAGTTGATGACACTAACGTTAGTAATCCGTTTGATGACCTATTAAACAATATTAAAAACGATAGTGGAGAGCGCAAATACAATTCAGTTGAATCAGCACTTGAAGCTTTGAAACACTCGCAAGAGTACATTCCAACCTTGAAAGACGAAAAAAATAATATGTCGCAAGAACTGGAAAAATATAAAAGTCAACAAAGCAAGCTTGATGATTTAACATCCATTGTAGAAAAGCTAACTGCACCCAAAGAGGAAGCGTCTAACCAGACTCGTGAATCGCACGGTGAGCAGGATGTGGCAAAACTAGTTCAAGAAGCACTTAATAACAATAAAGTTCAATCTACCCGAGAATCAAACACGCACTCTGTAACCTCAGCGTTAGCAGATAAGTTTGGTACAGAAGCGGAGAAAGAGTTTTATGGTAGGGCTTCAGAATTGGGTATGACTAAAGAAGCATTTAATGACTTAGCGGCCACCAGCCCTAAAGCAGTATTGTCATTCTTTGGAAATATTACACAAGAACCTTCAATGATGAAGGGCTCACAAAGTCTAAACCATAGTTTTGAGAAACCTAAGCCTAGCGGTAAGGTTGATAAAGCAGAACGTTCAGTAATGGCAGGTGCCTCCACAGGAGACCTAAAATCTGAAATGGCTAGACACAAAGCAGCAGTTTACGCTAAATATGGCGTTCAACACTAAAATAGGTATATAACATGCAATTAACAACTAATACTCAGGCTTTTATTGAAGCAGAGCAGTATTCAAGCTTTATCCTAACCAACCTACATGATGGCTTAATGCCTAGCATGTGGTACCGTGATGTCGGTGATTTTGGTTCAGGCGAAACATTAAACATTAAAACAATCGGTACAGCTACCATTCAAGAAGTATCTGAAGATACTGCTATTAATTATAGCCCAATTGAATCTGGTGAAGTACAACTATCAATTACTGACTACGTTGGTGATGCTTGGTATGTAACTGATAAGCTACGTCAAGATGGTTCACAAATCGAATCACTTATGGCTGCTCGTTCACAAGAATCTACTCGTGCTATTCAAGAGAATTTCGAGACTCGTTTCTATGAAGTTTGTAACTCAGTCCAAACTGATGCAGACCCTATGGCAATTGCTGGTTTTGCACATCGCTTGACTTCTACTGAAGCTAGTGCTCGTGTACAACTTAAAGATTTAGTTTCTCTTAAGTTAGCATTCGATAAAGCCAACGTTCCTTATGCTGGTCGTGTAGCTTCAGTTGACCCAGTGTTAGCCGCTACTTTAGATAACTTAACTACTATTACACATGATGTATCAGAGTTTGGTGCTAAGATTCTAGAGAATGGTTTTGACCGTGACCACCAGTTCCTTATGAACTTGTATGGTTGGAACTTGATTACATCTAACCGTCTAGCTAAAGGTACTTTCTCAGATGGTACTACTCAAGTAGCTGGTGCTGTTGCTAACGTGTTCATGTCTATTCTAGATGATAACACTAAGCCTATGATGGCTACATGGCGTCAAATGCCTTCAGTTGAAGGTGAACGTAACAAAGACTTCGGTCGTGATGAATTTGTTACTCGTGCTCGTTGGGGCATTGGCGCACAACGTTTAGATACATTAGCTATCTACATTACTTCTGCAACAGCAGTTTAAGGAATAAATTATGAGTTTTGAAACAGCACCCCTTCGTGGTGTATCAGCGCAGTATGGCGCACGTAAAGTTGGTGGATTTGAAGGTGTTAAAAAAACCGCAGGTCTAACCTATGAAGCAGTTATTAACTTTGATGGTGATATTTTACCAAAGAAAGTTAAAGTTCCAGCTGGCGCAATTGTTACTGATTTAAAAGTTGGTTTTGCTACTGGTGCAGTTAGTGCCGCTACTGTTGGTGCAGTAGATGTTTCAGGAGCTACTGGTGTAGTTGCTAACAACGTTGCAGTGCCATTAGGTGGTGACTTAACCGTTACTGGTCCTACTGCTGGTTCAGTAATTGTAGAGTATGAGTTCACTGCTGCTTCTGTAGTATAACATAATACCTAAGGGGGCTGGGAGTAATCCTCGCCCCTTTTTTATTGCCTGAAGGAGAATAAGATGGCAGAGCAT